GGAAGAGTCTTTTTTTTTTAAGCTCGGGAAAAACGATTGCATTTCATTAACAGAAGTAAATGCGCCTTCTGGCACGTCGCCATATAGGGCATCTATACCTTCAGTTTCTATAATAAGCTTTACCTCTTCTAAGCTGAGCATACCTTCTGGTAATAAACCATAAAAATCTTGCAACTCTTTTTCGTTCATATTATATTATTGAGTCTTTTTCCAATCTGCATAAGTACCTCCTGGGTTTTCTTTTCTCCATTCACTAAAACTTAATTTTTGTGAACCAACAACATTTCCGCTAGTTCTATTTGTATTTACTTTTTCTCTAGCCTTGTTGATAACTTCTGCTACTTTTTCAACTATCTCTGCGGTAGATGTATCAGTGTCTGTGGTTACCTCTACGCTTTCTTTCCCAATAGTAATAATAAATTTGTTTTCTCTATCAACTTGTGAAACGGTCGTAGGGCCATATAAATCAGGTCTTGCATTCAAATCTTTAGAAAGCTCCAATGGCATATATGTTTGTATTGCTTTTTGAATTTCTGACTTTATTTTAGGATTACTCGTTGTAGATTTAAGTTTTTCATCTAATTTGTCTATCAAATAACTTGATAAAGAAGTTCCATCAGCAGCTAATGATTTAGGTGTAAAGACTTCTATTTCAGGTCGTGGTGTTTTTGTACTGACACCCTCTTCTCTTCTTTGTCCTAATGTAATATTTTCTCTTTGAACAAGGTCTTGTATCTTACCTTTACTTAAAGGTTTAGGAGCAAGTACATCATTAATACTCACAATATCATCAAGAGTAGATAATACATTTATCGACTCATCTTCTGGAGTTGTTGGGTCGTCTGCAACACCTGTATCTTGTTTCCTATCTATTATAAACGGATCACCCTTCTTTCTTCTTAATATAATTTGGTCATCTGTAATATCGAAACTTACAATCTTATCATCTTCGAATTTTATATTTGCATTTTTAGTATCTATTCTTCTTTTCAATGCAGCTTCAGCATCTGTTTTATTGCCAGTCATAATAGTATTAAGCTCTCTAATATATCCTGCATCATCTATATCTTCATCTCTTCTTCTAGCTACACTTTCTCTATTAAGATCAAATCCTTGTGTCTTTTTAACTATACTGTCAAGCTGTGACTCTATAGCGCTTTCAGCAAAACCTCTAGCACGTTTTTTTTGACCATCCGTTAAACTAAGCACCGGCGATCCACTACTATAATCTGTTTTTATAAATTTATCTAAACCTAAGCCAGGATATTTTTCTTTAAATTCAACAGCTGAACCAGCAAACTTATATCCTTGACCAGATAATATCTGAGCAATATCAGAATCATTTGCTGTTAATGTATTAACCTGACTGCTCAGCCATTCATCATATGTCTTACCTCCTATATCATCCATTTGCCTAAAGTCTTCTATAGATGTTACACTACCGTTATTAACACTTGCTGTAATTACAGTAGCTAATGGGTCTGTGAGTTTTTTTGCCTCATCTAATAACACTTTTCTTTTTTCTTCAAACCTCATAATAGAGTTTACGCTCATAGGGTTTTGAAAACGCTCTGGGTTTTTTTTAGGGTCTGGCATAATTGTAAAGTTGCCGTCTTTATCAGGCAACATAGAAACAACTTGTATTTGTCCAGTAAGAGGATTGGTATATATTTTTTTATTTTTTAAACTTGCAAAGGACTCGATTGATTCAGCAGCATTTTCAGTTAAGCCTGACACCTCACCGTTTTTAATCTTTTGCATCATGTCAGTATAATAACCGTCAAAGTTTTTAAAACTATCAGACATACCTTTAAATCCTGTCAATACATTTCCTGTAAATATTTTAAAATCTTTTGTTTTTGCTAAACCTCTTTTTACCTGGTCATAATATGTAAGCATTGCATTTTTAGCATCATCACCACCTTCATAGTAAGCAGTAAGTAAGGTTTGATTTTTTAAATCAGGAACCTCATTAAGTTTTTGCATGGCTTGATCAGTACGATCTTGAATTTCTTGCTTTCTTCGCTCTCTATCATCTCTTACATCTGTAAGAGTTTTAGATAAATTACTTGCTACACTACCCCAATCAACCTGCATTGACTCAGAATTAGCTATATCTTTAGATGTAAGCCTTTGGAATTTAGATGGGTCTATGTTTAAAGCCATTTTAGAATGATTCGTTTATTTGTCTCTGTACATTTTTTACAGGTGTTATTCCAAGAGGACTTTGATAGTCTGGGTATAATTGTCTAGCATCAGGCACTACATTGGTAAATAAATTTAATCTTTCCTGCATATCTATTAAGTTGTTTTGAATAATAGGATCCATCTGATTTCTTAAATTCATTTGAGCTTGTTGTTGTCTATATGCAATCTGGTCATTATACAGCTTACTACCAGGTCTTAAGTCTTCACTACCTGTTATCTTACTTAACTTTCGGTCTTCCCTACTTTTTAAATATAAAGGAATCTGTTCAGCTACTCCTCCAAGCCCGGATGCAAGTGATGCAAATCCTGATTCAGTTGCGCCTTTGGCAAGCTTCCTAGCTTCTCTAGCTCTTAATTCTTGAGTTCTAGATTCTCCAGCATCTAAAGATACTAAAGCGTCATTTATATCCCTCATTTCTTTTGCTTTTATTTGTTGTAACTGGAACATTCTCTCAGCCATATCCTCTCTAATTTTTTGATTTTCTGCTACCCCAACAGCGCCTACTTTTCCAACACCAGCAGCTAAAGTTCTAGGGTCAGATTCTTGAAGAGCTTGTAATGATTGTTTTTGTTGCGCTGTACTTTCTCTAAACTGTCTATCGTATGCTTCGGTAGGCACCTGAAGTTGTTCGTAAAATTTAGTTTGTAAGTTTTGTCTTGCTTGCTGCATAAGCCTTTCACTTTCTCTTTCAGCTCTTTCCTGTGCTTTTCTTTGTTTTGCAGCTTGACCTAAAGATATTATTCCACCTGTAGCGGATACTGCGGCAGCTACACCACCTAATATTGTTGCAATTCCTGCCATAATAATTTATTTTTTAATATTAATTCTTCTGGAAGCTCCCTGTAATCGTTTGTATATACATCAGCTTCAGCTTCTTCAAATGTTTTTGCGTCTGTTTTATAAACACAACACCAAATAGAGTCTTCATGCACATAAAATACTCTTTGGGTTCCTGTTTTTGTAAACACTTTGTGTGGGCTTTTTACTCTTTTTACCATACCATCGTCCGTTAAGTACGACAACTCTCCTTTTAATAAAAAAGAAGGATGGTTCTGTTTATGGATCATACTAACTATAATACTGCCTTTTGGCATAAACAATTCTCTAGTATAAAGACCACCATCAATATGTTGTTTTAAAGGAGCAATTTTTTGCAGCTCTTCACTCTGCGGTGTGCCCGCTTTGTGTCCTACATGATTATCAAACATTTCAAGTTGACTTTGAAACTCCTTTATCTTCTCCCACATTAATCCTCGAATTTTAGGTATATCACCTAAAACTTGTTTTGCAATGTTATTTTCAGTTAATTGCATTTTAGCAAAGATAGTAAATTCTAAGGATAACTTTTCATAACACTACTACCAACAGAAAATAACTCAACCGGTGTAGTGTCTCCATTGGTCACTGTAAACTCCATATAGTAACCACGTGCACCACTAGACTCAGCAATACTGTTTTTGTAATACAATATCATATCTCCATTACTTGGTGGCGTAGCGCCTGCACCTGACGCATCAACTGTTATTGTTGTATTTGTTAGTGCCGTTACTGGCCCTGATACAACTGGAGTATTAGTTGTGCTTCCAGTCGGAGTTGCTACATATACTATATCTCCGATACTAATTATATTACCAACGTACTTATCAAATGTCACAACCTTAGCGTTGTTAGGGCCTGTTACATTTGATGTAACACCTAAACCGCTACCTGTTCTTAACTTCCAGTCTACTGTAGTAGATTTATTTCTTATGTAAGAAAACCATTCACCTTCTTTCTGTTCAAAATATGTATCAAGCATAGAACCAGTATTTAAATCTGTTTCGAGATTTGTTACTGCCCAGCTAGCATTACTTTCAAAAGACAAAGTTTTAAATAGTTTTATATCTTTTGTTGGCAATGGGTTAAATACACTAGTTACACTTGATGTACCTTGTACACCATAATAATTATTTCTTGTGTCATTGGTATTATGTCTATATAAGTTTCCGTTTTTGAAAGAATAAAAATACCCGTTCATTCCTATCATCTTTTCTGGATAATAAGTATAGAACGATGGCCAACCTGGTGTTCTTCCTTCTGGGTTATATGATATAGTTATCGCCATAATTAACAATTTTGTGGGAACGAAGCGGCTACTTGACCGAGTGTTCCAGTTATTTGTAAATATCTTCTGTTACCTGCACCTGTAGATGATGGCTGTATTTGATAATACCCTGCTGATAATGGGCCTAAGCCTGCTGCATCAATATAACAATGATCACCTGCTGCAGGATAAGTTCCTGAACCATCATGGTAATATGTTTGGCCTATTGGATAAACACTACCATCAACTGCACAAACCTGATTAAATACTGCTGTCTGTGATGAAGAATATGATGTTAAACTTGCGCCACAACTTGTAATTGCACTAACCACTCCTGACGCTACTTGAGCTACTGAATTTGCGGTTATTTTATAAAACCCATCGCTTAATGCTGTTGCTCCGGTATCATTTGAAAACACAAAGTTACCTACTTGAGGTATTGTGTTAGTGTCAACTACCGGTGGATTGCTTCCTGTTGTTGATGAATTTTTTGCAAAATAATACGTCTGGTTTTGCGTTGCACTACACGCTGCACCAGATGTTGTTTCAACACTACTACTACTAAATGAAGGTAGTGATGTAGGGCAAATTGCTTTAAATTGAAACGCTGTTCCTGCACACACACCTACCATTTGTAGTTGTACATTTGCTGGAGAAGCACTTGGTTTTGGAATAACTAAAGTATAATATATATTACCTGTTGCGTTTAAATTAACTGTACCCGAAGCTGGTATGACTATAGTACTATTAGTGCCTGTTGCAACAAAAGATGAACCTGAGTAAGTGTAGTCTGCTACAGTTGTTGAACTTCCTTGTAAATCTGCCGTATCACACCCACTTGTTCCTGTTACGCCTACAAAATTTAACTCACCTGATGTAGCTAATTCAACACCATGATTATTTGTAGTTAATGTATTATACACTACTGAATTATATGTTGCCCTAATACCATCAGGTATATTATATGGTTGGAAATAAACCACAATAGCCCCAGTATCTGTCCCTGTATCTATATCAGCTATGTAACTTCCAGTTGTACCACTTGCAGATATATCAGTGTTACATGGTACAGTGCATTGACAATTAGCGCTTGATCCTAACGTACCTCCTGTTTGTTGCCTATATATATTACTATTTTCTGTAGGGTCTTGATACCAACCATCAGCCGCCTTAGTTGTTAATGACGGATCAGTCCACACTGCAGTAGCTGTAGAGAATAAAGATGTGTCTATATAATATGTATTATCTTGTGCCATATTTTTAACAAGTTAATAAATTTTCTACCATTCCATTATTATTTACATATATTACTGATGTGGCGCTAAGTGAATAATATCCTACTCCTAATAATGTCTGCCCTGAACTGTCAGAATATACAAAATTATTTACAACAGGAGTTGCTCCTGATCCATTATGGTAATAAGTTGCTGTTTGTGATAAACCGCAAGCTCCACCTCTTGTTGAGTTTACTACTGATGAACTATAGCTTGTATATGTGCAACCAATACAACACACATCATCTGCGCTTGTATTACTATAACATAAACCTATTGCTGTACCACAAGCTGCACAAGTTTGTGCTGGCAGTAAAGCTCCGCTAGCTTGTTCTCTAACACTGTTACCTGTTTGATAAAATTGATTTGCCGCTTTTGTTTGTAGCGTAGCGTCTGTGTATATAGCTGTTGCAGTAGCAAAACTATTTGTATCTATATAAAATGTAGATGTACTACCGCTACAACAAGCTATACTTGATGAAGCTCCAAATCTCAAACTAATTGATGTTGGAGTTCTATAATCCCAAATTAAATATAAATATCTATTTGCGCTAGGGTTCGCGTAATTAAATGTTGCTTGAAATAATCCTGTTGAAGGATTAGTAATAGGCGTTACATTTGTTGCGGCTGCATCTATAGTCGCCCAATCAGCAGAAGTATATGCAGTATTGCTAACTAAATATTTAAATTTATTTACTCCGGAATCAAAAACAAAATCATCAAAATCTTTTTTATTAGACTGAGGTGTTAGAGTTGATCCTGTAACTGGAAATAAACCAATAGAGGATTGTCCATCAGTTTGTATAAAACTTGTAACTGGGCTTGATGGTGTTACATTAAATGTGATAAGTTCACTAGCCGTTGGGCTAGGTATATTATCTTTCTCCCACAAATACTGGTTGTGAATAAACTTATTATTATCAGCCGAACTACCCAATGTCATTTGCACAACCGTTAATAAGTTAGTTGCAGGACAAGATGGTGTAATATCATAGGATGCAGTACCTGTTGGTGTAATTGTAACAGTTGCTGTTGTAGGGTTTGCTAAGTTTTTATCAAATGTTAGGTTTCCGTTACCAGTAATTGACTGGCTTATTACATTATTACCATTCCAATTTACAACCAAAGTAACACTACCTGAGCTTACATTGTAATTAAATGTAACAATTCCTTGTGCTGTTGTAAAGTCAACTTCATAACTAGCTGCTGCTGTTACAGATTGCTTAGCTATATTAACACCACAGTTTGTACTAGGTATTACAACTGGTGATGAAGTGTCACTGGAACTCAAAACATACTCATCCATATATGGGTCAAAGCCACCTAATTTAAATTTACCAAAATTGTCAATAAATAAATCTCTGAAGTATGATCTCATACCTATATCAGAAATAACATTAAGTTGTTCTTGTTGACCTGCGCCATTTAACATTATAACAGAAGCTCTTTTTGCGTCAGTAAAAAATTTGTATTGACCATACGTTGCAAAACTTTCTGGGTTTGAACTAATACCATATTCTTCTACTCTTGCCACCTGCTGACCTAAAACTAGATTGCTTGCAGTAACCGCACTATCTCCACTAGTTGTAGATAATAAATCTTTATTAGCTAATACATAACTAATTTTATCTTCTTGTAAAACGAGTATGTCTGTTTCTCTAGGATGTAAAATTTGTATAGGGCCGTATGATACTTCTAAGTCTTTAAAGTTCGCTAGCCCTAAATTAAATTCATTTAGTCTGTTTATGTTTGTTTCTTCATTATATAAACCACTGTATGTTAAACTGGCAAACCTATCAGCTTTTTTAAAATCTTGTTGTGATACTGAAGTAACTCTTTGACCTAAGTTAAATGATTGACCTGTTAAAGAATCTTCTACTTTAAAGCTTTCAACACCATTTCCAAAAGTAAAACAATCAAAAAATCCAAGATTAACTAATGCTGGAACAGATGCTGTTTGATTTTGGTCTCCCGTAGAAGAGCCTGACATATGAAAATTATTTGTTATATTATAGTTCGTGTGATCTTCATAATATATATCATTATCTACATCAATAGGAGTAGACTCAAAAATCATGATTGAATCAGCGATTTGAACCACAATTCTACCTTCTACTACTGAGTATCTTCCTTGTAAACTACCGCAACCAGGAGTTCCTGATCTTAAACCTAAATATAATTCATTACTGTTTGAAGGAGCTGCGGAATCGCTAGTTGTAAATTGATACCTGTTTTCGTTTCTAACACTCGTAGGTGCAGAGCTATTACTAGGATTTATTGTATTTATATATACGTTTGTGTTTGCTCCAGAATCATCTTGACTAGTGTCAATACCTCCTTGAAAATCTATGTTTTCACCATTAACAAAATCAAACATATTATTGTAATCATTACTAGCTTGAAATGTTTTATTGTAGTTGTATATTTTTGAACCACAACTTCCTGTGCCTGTACCTATTCTTGTAAATTTTAAATCAAATGTCACAAGACTTGCAGCAGGAATAGCTAAATTAGTATTTGTTCCTGTGGTCGAAGTTTGAAAACAAGGTATAATTACACCTGGTTGAACACTAGACCTTACTGTTCTTGCTAGTTGATTTTGTGAATCGAAAAACGAACTGCTATCCGACGTATCTACTGTAAAACTAGTAGGTTTTATTTGCATATATAATCCAGCTAATTCAGCGATATATGGAGCTTGACTACCTATTTCTAAATTAGCTGATGGAGTTAAAAAGTTTTGAGGCTTAGCTTCAACTTCTAAAACCTCACACTCAGCTAATTGTGTTCTTGCTCCTTGACTATCTGCCTTTACTCTCAGTATATCCCCAACTTTTACTTTTGTTTGATTTTGTCCTTCTAACTTAAAATACACTGAGTTGTCAGAGGTATTAGAATAATAAAAATTACTATATATAGTTTCATAAGGCCCTTCAGCTCTTTTAACAACAAACTTATATTTTGTTGCCCAGCTCGGTGGTTTTTGTGTTACAGGTATTGTAACCTTTATTTTATTTTGTACAGTAGAATTACTTGCAGGTACAAATACAGTATTATCTGGAGACACTAAAGCTGTGGTGCTTCTAGCATACTCATCCATATAAACAATACCTACTTCATAATTTCTATTACTATGTAAACTTTGAATACTTGTGTTTCTTAAAAACTGTACGTCTTTTTGTGTAAAGTTGTAGTATTCATATAATGCTGCTGCTGTACCACCACCTGCTTCTATATCAATAAATTTCATGGCTGGTATCTGGATAGTAACATTATCACTACCTGGGCTTGTTGTAATTAAAAAGCCTTGGTCTAAACCTGTTATACCACTGGCATTTTTTTGCCACGTTACATTATTATCTGAGTCTGCTGGATTAGTTATACTACAATTAAAAGTGTCAGTGTAAGAAGTTCCTGTCGCACAATTAGCAACTGTTTGAAAGTATTGTGCTAACGTACCGATAGAAGCTTGAAAAGCATCGCTCGATGCCATTTCATATACTGTTGAATAGTCTTGCGGCAAAGTAAAAACATTTGTAATTACTGTTGAACCTTGCTGTCCTGTAACAGTACCGTTATTGCCGGTAAATTTATTGTGCGCAAATTGTAAATCAAAAGATAAAAATGCTCCTGTTTTTAATTTTGTATTTATGGAAGATAAATCCATAACAATAGCTGCTTGAGTTATAGACTGAGAAGAGTCTATTGTGTAATTTACACCTGCTGAATAAGTAGTTGATATTGTCGTTAAATCTATATCTTGTGTAGTAAGCTCTGCTTCAAAATTCATTTGACAATCAGAACCATTAGAGTCTACTAGAGTATTACCATCTTCATAATTACCATATATCAATCTGTTACCCATAATAGTTTGTCCTTTTGCAACTAATGGAACATTGTCATATAACCTTAATAATTCACTATCCGGTAATGTGGTGTAGATTTTACTGTTACTAAATGTTTGAGTTTGTATAGAGTTGTCAGGCCAGCCAAAATCTGACTTATCAAACTTCTCTATTACATTTATAATATTGGAATCAGCAAATTTAAAACATAAGTCTATGCCAGTTACTAATGATGATCCTGTGTTAAAACTAATCTCTACTGCATTATAAATGTTTTTCATACCAATATTTAAATTGGTAGATACATCTAATGCAAAAACTCCAGGAACAAAAGCTATATCACTAAACTGAGATAAAGCACTGTATTCGCCATCCTGATATTTATAACGATATGCAAACGAAATCATTCTTGTCTCCATAAAGTTTGCTTCAGTAGCTTGTGAAATCATTGTAAGCGAAGGTGATTGTGCCGGTGGTTTAACTATTACGTTTAACTCTTCTGCTGTAACATTTGTGTAATTTTTTGTTACATTTATTTTTCTAGGCGGATTCAAATCGTCTGTAAAAAACAATAAGTCTCCTATTTTGTTTACACCTGTAATAAGATATTGTGGATTAAAATTTAACACACTTGTTGATACCACGTGGTATCTAAGTAATTGTGAGTTGGTGTCGTATGAAACAATCATATCTGCTGTAGCTGATGCTACAAACCAATATAATGTTTCTTTTTCTCCATCTTGATAAGCTCCTATACACACACCGTCAGTTAATGGAGTGTTGTTGTGTTTCAAAGTAGTTAATTGTGAATTACCTTTTGAGTTTTCTACAGCACCAATTTCAGTAGTTTCTGTAGAACCTAAACGTACGTTTATTGCATCAACATATTCGCCTGGAGGAAGAAGTCTTTCATCCACGCTTTTGTTCATTCTACCTGCAACAAAATTTGTATTTACTATTGGCATACTACTTTATCCATTTAGCCTGGCCTCTTAAATTCATTAAGAGTCGACCAGGGTGAATATTACTTAATCTAATTTTTGCATTTCTAAGCAAAGATGATTTATCTTTTCTTGCTCTATTAACTATATATTCTTGTACCCCTAATCTACCATTTAAAATAGCATATTTGATATACGCATAAATGTATTCTTCAAAAAGTTTGTTTACACTAATATTTGCATCTTCGCCGTTCTCCATACCATCAGATACGTACTCTAATACTATTGAGGCTGATGCAGCTATAGAACTAAAATTTATAACTCCCCTTTGTTTATCTATTGAAAACGTTGGGTTTTGGTTAGCTGTTTCTGTATTTAATCCAAATCTAGAACCTACTCTCATATCAAAATACCAACACCCATCTACACACCAACCTTCATATCCATTATACGGACTACTTTCGTTTAAATATATTGACTTTGCACCACTGTGAAAAGATATGTCTAATTCTGAATCCTGTGGTTTTAGTACATTACCGTCTTGATCGTATAAAATTTTAGCATCATTATCCTGTAAGTATGCTGTTGCCCATCCTGTTTGTATGTTTTCAGTTAAAGGAAGTAACATACCATTTCTGTATTCAGATATTCTAACCCAGTTAACATAATCGTGCGGTAATATAAATCTCAAATCTTCATTTAAATCTAGCTGAAGAATTTTTATTTCTTTCATTGCATCGTAATTCAACTCTTGAATACCTCTCTTTGCATGAAATAAAACCTGGTATCTGTCAATATTGTTTACAAGCTCGTTGTTTCCTTGATACATCAACATAAAGTTATTTACAATATCATTTAAAGAAACATACTGATATGAACCCCAATACTTGTCTTGTGGTACATTTCCAGAGTTTGCGTAATATGCGTAATCATTTATATATGCCATATTCTATGATTCTGTTTGGTTGTTTTCTAATATCTCTTGTTTTCCAAACTGATATACATCAGCTTCCCTAATCTCAATACCTATATATTGACAAATCTTAGCGACAAGACCTGGCTCGTCAGATAGTGGTAATTCAAAATCTTGATAGTCAGCTTGACTTGAGTCAAACTCAGGACTACCAGAAGCTCCACCTACTGTTAAATATGTCCACTTTGGAGGTAAAGGATACCTTATATATTCTGCGCTTACTGATCCGTTTTGCGTTATGCTTGTTGGGTATACTGTTATTGTATTTCCTAACTGACCAGTAGATGCGTCACCTGTTATATTAGTTGTAGCCCCACCTAATACATAAGCAGGATAACCTAAAGAAGGTGCTGTTAACGGGCTGTTGTTTAAATAAAATATTTTATTTTGATTAACTCTTTCTACCTCAACGATACCATTGGTTTTAAAAATAGCATAGCTATTACCAACTGTAGCTGCAACTCCAAATGGATTTGCTGATAGAGTTAATTGTGTTTCACTGTCTACACTTACAACATAAGCGCTAAAACCACCATAACTTGATGTAGATGTATTAACTACATACTGACCAGCTTTAACTACGTTTGATGTTACAAATGTAGCATTAGCGTCAATAAGTTTATTTATTGCTGAGCCTGTTGTTGTAGCGCCTGCTACATAATTAGGATAGTAATTAACTTTATTTATATAATAGTAATCAGCGGGTAAATTATAGAAATTACTTGCTTGTTGTTGCAAANATTTTGTTACAGAAAAACTATCTATAACTTCAACTAAACTTTTTACAATATCAGCGTATCCTGTTCCAGACACCCTTGCGTTTTGTTTAGTAATCCAACTATTGTATTGATAGAAATAATCTTCAAACAAATCCATCTGTGCTTGCTGTGCATATAGATTAAAATCTTGCGGAGATACATATCCGTAATTATTTTTATTTGCTATTGCGAGAACAGTATTTCTGACGTTGTTTATCATTACACCCATGACTCAAATTTGTTTATACAAATATAAGTAAAAAAAAAGGAGCCTAATTGTTTAAGCCCCTTCTAACTCTCTGTTAAGTGTGATTATGCCCAAGCTTCTTGTAATTGAGCTATTCCAGTAACTGGGTATTTTGGCTCAAGAACATAGAATGGTTTTGTCCAGCTTGTACTTAAAGCTTCTTCAATAGCATCTACGATACTATTTAGTTGCTCTTTAGTTTTTGCTGCATCAGCAGCTGTAGTAGCTGTTAATCTAACTCCAAGAACTTCTGCTGCACCTGTTGCGCTGTGTCCTACAAGGTTGAAAAGAATATCAACTTGTGTATTCGCACCAACTTCAACAGTTACAATGTCGTGAATAGGAATTAAATAATGTGCATCACTTAAACTGATTTTTAGATATTTTACCATAGTTAAAAAATTTAATGGGTTAAACAATATAGCAAAGATACGCTTTCTATTTATCTTTTTTCAAGCGATTAGATAAGTGTTTGTATATCTCTAAACCATTGTCGCTTTGCATAAATGTTGCTACTGTATAGTCTGCGTCTTCACCAAAAGGTATAGTTATTAATTTCTTTTTATTACTAGGTAAATTAAAGTATACATCTTTATTGTTGTTTTTATATACTAAATAACCATTTAAGNAAAATCTTCTAACCTCATCTTGTAATTCTAACATAGGGTCATTTATAGTATCTAGAAAATCTTCAGGATTTGTTTTAGCATAAATTAAAATATCTCTTTTAAGTTGTGGTATTGTGAGTTTATCAACATGATTACCCATCAACACTCTACATACAGAAATAAGCTTATCTACCTCTAATTCTTTTGCAACTATCAATGCTTCAATTTCTTTTTCCACAACCTCAAGCTCTTCTTGCGCATCTTTTGCTTCATNTACTTCTTCAAACAAAGTACCGTTAGAAGGATGGTAATGTAAAAATTGTTGTAATACTTGATTTTCTCTTGGAACCACAAGCATACCGTCTTCAAAAACAACTGGCTCTAAAATAGCGTTACCATCTTGCTCATCCTCAAATGGGCTTTTTTGATTTCTTGCATATCTTAAAGGTCTGTTAATTCCTGCCTCTTCGTCAAAATATAATAAAGGTGATCTTAGTGAGTGTCTCGAACTTAGCATATAAGCTAATGGTGATTGTCCGTTTTTAAGCCTATAGGCTTTTGTTTTTAGGGTTTTATTTTTTTTCATTTTATTTAATTAAATTTTAGTAAAAATAAATTCTACCCCCGCTATTGCAGGGGTAAAACTTATATAAATATTAATCCTTAAATAAGAAGAAGTTGTTAGCACCTAAAGTACAAACAGCTCTCTCAGATAAGAAATTGACTTCCATCGCGTCAAGGTCAGAAGTTCTTGCGCCACCAGCTGAACCAGTAATCCAAGTTTTATATCTTCTATCCTCAGTTTCAGAAGCTCTATATCTTACGTGTAAGAAAGGTCTCTTAGCGTTTTTACCAAGAATTTGGTCATAAACTGTAGTAGAACCAGCAGGTACTAATAACCCGTTGACAACTCCACCACCTAAGTCACCTCTCATTGTAGGATCGTTTAGATATTTCCAGTCAGACTTGTAGAAGTCATAACCTCTTCTAAATCCTGTAAATCCAAGATTTAAAGCCATATCTTTATCATTGTCAAATAAACCATACGAACTACCGCCAGCTCCATAAGAGTTTTGAGTAGCTAACATATCGTCAATGTCAAATGAGAATTGTCTATTTACAAAAATTACATTTTCTTCAATAGAACCTTGCTTATCTAGTCTTTGGATAATGCTGTCAAATTGAGCTAGATTCTGTGGGTTTCCACCACCGAATACATTACCTCTATTTTCTACAACATAGAATACCCCGTCAGACCCGTTAAGATTTGCCGCTGATAAACCAGCACCTGTATTTTGTAAGAAGTCACCTGCACCTGAACCTGCACCTGCTGGTACAGCTTCTAGCATAGCTGTTTCTAAATAGTCTTCAAATCTTAATCTTGTGTCATGCTCAGACTTAAGATACCATAAATATCCATTTACACCGTCTTCGCCTGTAATTTCAATCCAACCAATTTGTGCCATATCAGAACCTGATACTTGATACTTATCTTTAATGATAATTGGTTTGTTATCGAAAATTAAATCATCTGATTCGTTTGAACCTATCATTCCTAATGTTCCTTTATTGAACTCAGAACCATAAATCCAAATATCACACGCTGTCGCTGCACCCATCGCCTGTCCTGTTGCTTCATAGTAAGCAATAGTTACTTGGTTAGGGTTAGCTGCTGTTGGAGCAACAGTTACAATACCTTTGTTTGAAAGGTTTGATCCTGGTGTTTTGTCAGAAATCATTACTGTTTGACCTACTCTTAATACTGCCTTAGCACCACCTGCAAGAGCTGGGTTAAAGTTTGTTGTATTGTTAGGAATAGTCCAAACCGCACTTCTTGTACCAGCACCTGCCGCTGAAGCTGATGTACAATCTTGGTATTTAACGTGTAATCTACCTTGCTCTGCCCATTTGATAAGGTCAGAGTTTGAAGGCATTTCAGCGCCTACCATTCTTAAGAATGACGCTACTGTTCTGTTACCATATCTTTCAAATTCTTTTTCATAAGTATCAGGTAGATACTGATTAAAGAAATCAAAATTGGTAATATAATTTGTACTTAGTGGCACCTGCTGCGCAGATGGTTGTAAGTCAAATCCTGGGATTGCATTTACTGCCATAATTTTAATCTTTTAAATGTTTAACTTTTTTTAATACTTCTAATTTTGAGTCCTCTTCCACTACCAGGGCTTCCTATACTTCTAATTTTACGCCCATCTTTAATAGTTACTTGCGGAGATTGTCTCACATCCATATTAATGTTTTTTGATTTTTTTGCAACATTATCTACGGTTGCTGAAACACCCTGCTCGTAAAAATACTGAGCAAATTTTTCAGG